GCCATCCAACCGGTAGCAACACCGACGAAGTTTATAAAGAAGCTTACCACAAGTCACTCATGACCTTTGCCAAAGGTGATGAGTACCAAAACTTGTAATAAGTGAAAGACCTAAGCCTCAAACCCAAAGCAGATGCCAAAGACATCCAAACCTCTCGCTTATCCGAATACGCATAAAGCCTCATGTAACTATCCAAAAGCTCCTCCTCAATCCCCGGTTTGGAACAGAAATTGATTAAATGCTTCTGGAAATACATGGGCTCGGGGTATCCAGATGAGAAGTTGGTGCCCATAAACTCAACATGGTTTAAGACCTCTTTTATTCGGCATCCTGACCGCTGAAGCTGATCCAAATAGGAATCACTAATTGCGGACTGCAGAACGTCATCGCCTGTAGCCGCAAAATTTCCAAACCTGAGACCAGACCGCAAACAAGCCAGAACGTGCATCAAATACATGGCTAAGGAGTTATCAGCAATAGTATTGAAAATGCCCGACTTCATAAAGCCGGCAAACTCCTGTCGAACGACCAAGCCATTAGAGAAAACTATCTCTGCATGCTCAAAAGCGTCACTATAAAGAGTTTGCTGGAGATTAATCCAATCACTTCCAATACCAGGCCAAGAACTCCGCCATTCACCTATGAGTTTAAAAACCCAACCAGGAGCATTGACATCCCAAGCACGAACATCCCTGGCTATGTTCATACCACGAGTACGCACATCAGCCAGAAACTTCCGCCAACCCCCATAACAAAATACCAACCCATGTTTGGACGGAATCCTATATGGGTTGGCATTCAGAGAAGCATTTTGATGGGTGAAGCAAAGACGCCAAGCCATCTGGACGGGAAGACTGGAAGCTATTATAAGCCTCCATCTCCCCTCCAAGGCCTTGGCCTTCTTATGCGGCTCATCCTTAACAAATGCCCTGAAGCGGTGCTGGTAATTGCCGGTCATTACTAACCTAACATCATACCACAACCGCTCCACCTGAAACTTGTCAAAGCCGCCCATCCCATCAGCTTTTAACCACCGACCAATGGTCGGTGCCTCTCTTAAATATGGGTAGCCTGGTGAAGATGTCAAATCAAGGTCATTCAACAAATCATAAAATCGCTCATAAGAATTCCAGTCAGGGGGCAATGGCTGATAGACGCTACCGTAAGCCTGATCCAAAGCCGACAAAAGAGCACGCTCTTCATCGTACGTTGGACCAACCACGGAGCCCCTCAAATCAGCCGCCTCTCCTAACTGGACGCTGAAGGAGCGCCATTCGGCGCCGGAGCTGGTGTCGGCCGGGACATAGTTGTCCTTTGCCGCCGCCCAATCCCCTGCGACAGAAGGAATCCCTCCAATTGTCCGGTCGACACAGAAGCTAAGCGATTCATCAATTGTTGACGCTTTGTGAGTTGTTGTGGGGCTGACCCTGTCGACGATGCGGAAGCCGGAGGGGCAGTCCTCACCCTTTGGGGTTGGACCTCTCCGGTCCTCGCCCTCTGGGCTGGCACTGTAACTTCTCCGGGCCGTTCCGCCCTCACACCAGGGTTGGCCCTCACCACTGGTGCACGGTCTTCCCCCGAAAACCCTGCAACCATACTTTCAGGATCATACTCATACCGGGGACCTCTTGTTCGACCTATGTCCCTTCTGGTATACTGCTCCTGAAGATCTTCATACTCCTGATCTTCGTCCCACCTAACGTTCACAAAATCTTCTATATTATCTGAGGTATGGCGCCTTGACTCCAAGGCTCTCATCCTCTCGACAATCTGAGTGTCTGTCAAATAATAATGACCAGTGGACATACGTACCACTGCGGCATTATCACTCAACTCCTCAACCTGCCAAGACTTCTTAGACGCTTCTCCCAAAAGAAAATCGTCTGAAGATTCAGGTGTCTGTCCAATGGCTTGCTTGAGGCGCACATAAATGTACAACATCTCATAGCCTCCAGGCTTAATGCCCCCATGGCAATGCATGCCGAGGCAAACCTGGCCGTTCATGTAACCAGACCCACTGAAACCCGGCAGGGTGGAGGCATTATACTCAACCCTACCGAGAGTCCGCCCATTGCCAACAGACAAGATTCCTGTGGAATATTGGTAGTCACAGGACGAAGTTATCATAACAGTGGCATCACGGGCCAATGGACCCAACTTCGCCTGCTTTACGCCCAATAGGGACCACTGAGACTCTGTCAAGCAAAAAGCCGAAACATCAGCCGCTAACATCTTCTCAGTGTCCGCATCTACCAACACCACGTTGGTTCCTCTAACTGCGTAGAGGTCCACTCCTGCCTGACAATTGTGGGTGGGAGTAATAAGGTAATTTTCAACCCTCAAACCAGCACCCACAATGACATAGGAATCTCCCTGCTTAAAAGCCAATCTGACTTGGCACGAT